TTTGTTGCATCTAGTAATGCTTGAAGTATTACTGATAAGAATAAAAGTCTTTCAGTAGGACAATCACTAAATGATTTCTGCAAATATTCTGTGTATAGTATTTCTTGTTTTTCTTTCATTAATCCACTCTTCAGGTATCCCTTCTCTTAAAGAACAATATTTAAAATTGTGTCTGATGCACCAACTTGCATTAGTCATCTTACCACCTTTATATAATTTAGCTTTTGGATTATCAAATATAAATCTTATATCTAATTCTGGTTTTTGTTTTCTTATAAACAAATGTTTCTTTCTATCTTCTCTTACGAATCTACCTTTAACTTCTAATATAATTCCATTTTCTTTTAATATAAAATCTGGAATATATCTTTTATGTTCTAACCATTCGTATTCTATTTTACCTTTTTCATATTCATGAGCTATCTTTTTATCTATAAGTAAGTTGTATATCTTTTCTTCTGACTTACTACGAAACATTTACTTCTTCGACATTAGGTAATTTTTTAACTTGTGTAAGATGTCTAATGCCTTTTGAATATTTAAAACCACGTAGTCCCTTACCCTCATTAGCATCAGCCCAACATTCTCTTTTATAAGAGCAGTATACGCAACCAATCGAAAGTTTAAAGTTACCACTAACACCATCAGGTACATCAGGGTAGCACCTCTGAGGTTTAATATCTTGTACCACAACTTTTTTAAGGTGTTTAATCCTATCTTTAGCATTTATCATCTCCATATCATGTAGTTTAAGTAAAGCAAGTGAACCATTCTGTTTATCAATAGCAAAGAAAGCAGCTTCTTTATCTCCATGAGCATCAGCATAAGCTGATATCTGTGCTATGTAACCGAAAGGGTCTTCTTCTCTTAATGTACCATGACTAAATTTTTTAAAAGAAGAAGCTGATGCACTCTTAACATCAACTAATACTCCATCTATTCTACAGTCTTGATGTCCTACAACACCTTGTACTTTAACTTCTTTCTGTTCTTCCGTAACAGTATGTCCTGCTAGTTTAGTTAAAGCTATAAGTAAAGACTCTAACATATGTCCATATAAAAACTTTATTCTAGTAGCAGGTGTAAATTGTTTTTCTTTATTAGTGTTTTTCATATCATACCATAGTTGTCTGTCTGGTTTTCCTATAGCAGATAATCTTAAATTGTTTTTTCCTCTAGGTTCATTATATAGATAATCAAAGAGACATTCTTTTATTTCTTTTCCTAATTGTTCTAGTATTTTATTTGCTTCTGTCTTAGATAAGTTTGGTTTGTTTGCTAAATCAAATAGTCTATAAATATCTTCTACTAATGTATCAATGTTTTTCATGTGTAAAAAAAGGGAGTAGTAAAATGAACTAAAACTACTCCCTATCCCTTCAGTTAGGAATTATGCAAAAGCTGCAGAAGTATCTTCATTTGATGTATATCCATCTTTAACTACATCAAAATCTTCTTGTGGTCCTGAATCATAAGGTACAAGGTCTGTTACTTGTACTGATTTTAAATCAGCTGATGTACCTTTTCTACCTTTAAACTCCCAATCGTATGTAGAGTATAGTACATTAACTAAGGAACCATTTCCTATTAGTGTATTGATAAGAGGTCTCTTCTGAGCATCTACTACAATAGGTGCAGCATTCTCATTACCATCTTTTCTTTTCACTTTTCTTTTTACTGTTACAAAATCTCCTCGGTCATCACCTTTGTTCTTAATAGTAAGTCCATCAGCTTTAACCATTTCAATGTTCTTTTTATCTAAGTTACAAACATCAAGGGTCCACACACCATCTGCATCAAATGTTGTATTAGGTGATGTAATGGATGCCCAATAAGCTTTTCCTGTTATAACTGTCATATTTAATTAACTCCTTTTTACTGTTATAAGATACATAATCATGTACCTTTTGTTATTAATAAATTTATTATTATATATTTAATTATTATTGTCAATACTTTTTTTAATAATATCTGAAGAAAAAATATTCTGGATATTCATTAGATACATTTTACTTGCATTATGGTCTCCACCAGATACTGTTTTCTTATTAGTTGTTTGTTCTACAATACGTCTAAGCATATCAGTTTTAAAAACTAATGTTGCATATACGTCTTCATCTATACATAGATTATGAAACCAATAGTCTGATTCAGTAGCTGCTATACCACTAGGTTTACCATAGCTTTCATATTCTATTGCTATGTTACCTGTCTTTAACCACATACCTCTTTCTGATTTCACTTCTATCTTCTTATCTTGTAACATGTCTGCTACAATCTTCTCTTTAACTAGACCATACTTTAAGTCTAAATCAAATTTCTTTCTATCTTGTATCTTTGGTTTTAATGTGTTGCTGCCCATGTTAATCCTGCCTTCCACTCACTATCTAAAGGACAATTAAGTTTTAATATTTGTTCTGTTTGTTTAATAGATTCTTTACTTATCTGTCCAAACTTTTGTACATCTTTATGATTAACTTCAAATTGATATTCATCATGAACAGATGCTACTAAGTGAGCATCAATACCAGAAGCAGTAATCATATCCATCATACATACTAACCATTGTTTACAAACAATAGCACCTGCTCCTTGTAGTAAAGTATTTAAAGCACTATGAGGACTACGTATTTGAAAGACTCTACCATCTAATCCTTTAATAACTCCTTTTATAGAAGCTTCTTGTACATTATCACGTAATGCTGCAAGAGCAGGCATATTAGTTAAGAATCTGTTAACTAATATTTGTCCTTGTTTAGCACCTGCATCTACAACTTTACCTATTTTAGCTGCACCTGCTCCATATAAAAAAGCATATATAAATGTTTTAGCTTGGTCTCTATTAGTTAAACCTGCCATCTTCATATTAGCTGTATGTATATCACCTGTTAACAACTCATTAGTAAATTTAGCATCATTCATATAATGTGCTAGACATCTTAATTCTAAACCACTCGCATCAGTACCTACCAATGTATACTTAGAAGAGTCAGATACTGTCCAACAATCTCTACATTCTTTACCATAAGGAGAATAGGTAGCAGGTACTTGAGCAAGGTTCGGAGAATTGTGTGCCATACGTCCTGTAACAGTTTTTAATGTCATTACTCTACCATGTACTTTGTTATCATCTCCACATAACTCTATCCAGGATTTAATTTGTGACACTCTTTTTTGTAGTAGTAAATATCTTGAAAACATTTTAGCTTCTTTCATATCAATATTATTTAATACTTCTTCATTTACTATTACATTACCTTTATCAGTTTTAAGTTTAGGTTTCCATCCTTTTTCTATTAAACGTTCAGCTATTTGTTTTCTACTACCAATATTAAAAGGTATATATTTAACTTTAGTTTTAAGTTGAACTTCTGTAGGTGGAAATATTTCTGTAGCTTCATTAGATAAACTATTAGCTTCATCTTCTAAGGATGCTTTAAGTGTAGTTGCTTTTCTTAAATCTAAAGTAAATCCATTCTCTTCTTGCTTATCTATAATAACTCTAACTTTTTTTTCTAGTTCTATAGATTCATTAGAAAATTTACTTTTCTCTTTATCTAATTCATTCATTACTTTATGAGTTAAGTTTACATCCTGTGTGCAGTACGTAAGCATATCAGGAGAATACGTATCAAAAGAATCCATATCTCCTTTTTCAAATCTTAACTTCTTTCCCCATGCATTTAGTCCATGTCCTTCTTCTCTTATAGGATTAAAGAGTTGTGATTCTATTAGAGTATCTCTTATCTGATTAGATTCAATAGACGAACCAGTAAATTTATTTAATAAAGGTGCATCAAAAGATAAACCATTATGCATTATAAATGTATCAATGTTCTTACTCCAATCTTTAAAGTCTTTACATTCTTCTTGTACCCAATGTTTAATCGTATTAGTCTTAGGACACTTAGCTACAATACAATGTATTTGAGTAGCTTCATTCTTAAAACCATTTGTTTCTATATCAACTATAGCTGCCATCTTTCTCCTCCTTTCCACACCAGTTACAAGGTTCTCCTTCACCTATTTCCATTAAACTATCTTCAACATTACAATAGTGTTTCCACATTTTTATTCTATCTGGATTTTCACTAGGTTCTTCTGGAATAATATATTTCATTTTATTTTCTCTTTATTTATTTATATTTTTAAGTATATGTGCAATTACATTTATTGTCCACCCATTTCCTAACATTTTATATCGTTGAGTTTTACTAACACTTGCTGTATAAAAATCAGGAACTGTTTGTGCTCGTTCACATTCTAATGGTGTAATATATCTTAATCCTTTTTTATCTGGTATTCCAAAAAATCTTTGAGAACTACAACCTTTTCCATGTGAACCTTCTATCATCTGAACTTTCTCATTATCTTTTTGTATTCTTAATTTTTTATTTTTTCTTTTACTATGTCTATGAATCCAATCTAACATCTTATTAGAATAATAATATTTATCATTTACATTTTTTTCTTTTATATCTTTATATAAAATATTTTTATCTTTAGGTATTTTAAAAGATATATTAGTCCAATATAATCTTTTTCTATTTTGTGCTGATACTAAATTACTATTAACTTCTATTGGTTTAACACCTAATTCTTTAGATATAATATTTTCATATTCTTTTTTCATCTTAACATTCTCATATAAAAACCAACTTGGTTTTAATTTATTTTTAATTTTAACATAATCAAAAAAGTATTGACTTCTTTTATCTTTAAATCCTAATTTTTTACCTGCATTAGAAAAGCCTTGACAAGGAGAACCACCTAATAATAAATCAAAAAAAGGAAAATTTGCACTGAAATCTATATGAGAAACATCACCTAAATTAATTGTATCAGGATAATTTAATTTAGTTACTTGAATACAAAACTTATCTATTTCGGCTGTAAAATAATTATTGTATTTTATATTAGCTTTATTAAGAGCTAATTGTCCACAAGACATTCCATCAAACAAAGATAAGACATTCATTTTAATCTCCTACATCAAATTGATTAGTATCGTCAAGCTTATTATCTTTAAGCTCTTTTAATCTACCTGTTGCTCTATCATAAAGTAAATTACCTGCTGCTCCTGTATCACCTGTATATCTATTCTTTAAGATACGAAGCATAGTTGTATTAGCTGTCATAGAATCATGTGCTTGTTGATTACGTTCAAGAGCAATAACACAATCACTAAGATGTGCAATAGAAGCTGAACCTCTAAGATGTGACAGTGTAACTTCTCTACCATTTTCGTGACCTGTATCACCTGTTGGTCTTCTTAGATGTGATACTAATAATAAACCTACACCTGTCTGTTCAACTAAACTTCTTAACTTAGTCATAAGAATATCAATAGACTTTCTTTCATCATCTCCCTCTTGTCCACTAACTAAAATAGATAGATGGTCTAAGATAATCCATTTACAATCTAAAGCTTTAGCCATGTATTGTACACGATTTAGTATTTCATCATTATGTATAGAACCAAAGTGGTCAAAGGCATAGAACCTACCAGTTCCTATAGTAGCATCTTCCCACTTTTTTAATTGTTCTCTTGTATGTTGGTCTCTAATTTCTTTAATATATAATCTAGCACCTGCTTCAACAGACATAATATTAAATGCAGTTTTCTTAATGTTTTCTTCTAATGCTAAGACACCTATATTAGAATTAGTAGCAGTAAGTATATGATGCATTAGTTCTCTTGTTACTGATGACTTACCCATTCCTGCACCTGCAGTAAAAGTAACTAACTCACCTGTTCTCATACCATAAGTCTTATCATTAAGAGCTTGCCAAGGATACAAACATGTATCATTCTTTTGTTCTTCATATAAAGAACTTTGTAATGATTTAAGATTAATAATACCTGCTGGTGTATATACATCTGCATCCCACCATGCATCTAGAAACTTTTTACTTTCTCCTCTTTGTGCATACTCATTAGCATCTTTGTAATCTAAACGCATAATCTTACACTTGTTAGGTTCAAAGAGTTGAGCTACTTTAGATGCTGCTGCTCTACCTGGTTCGTCATTATCAAAACAAATTATAATTGTTTCAAACTTATTTAAGTATTCATAAGATGCTTTACAATCTCTTACTGCACCTGCTGCTCCTGTCTTAACAGAAACACAAGCCCACTTAGCACCCATCATTTGATAAGCAGACATACAATCTATTTCACCTTCAGTGATAGTAACAAACTTACCTCTTGCTGCAAATAAGTTTTGTCCGAAGAGACCTGCTGTAGATATAGAACCTTCAGCCCAGAACTCTTTCTCTTTAGTGTTACGTACCTTAGATGCTACATGTGAATTATTACTATCATAGTATTTATATATATGTTGTGTAATATTATTGTCATTGTCTTTACGTACAGCAACATTAAACTTACTACAGGTTTCTTTATTTATTCTTCTATCATGTAGTGCTTCAGTATGTCCTTCTGTAAAATTAGTTTTAACTACACCTCTTATAGGTGCAGGTGTTATATTATTATTATTGTTCATTTGTTTCCTTTCTGGTGGTGTATAAGTGTTACATGAAAAGCAGTACCAGTGTCCATCTTCATATAATGTATTTGCATCACTTGAACTACAGTTACTACATGCTCCTTGTTTAATTACTTTATCGTTCATTTTATCGTTCATTTTATTTTATCTCCTAATCATTATTATCCAATACAGTTCTATATAGTTCGTTAACAAAACTAGTTTTATCTTCCATAACTTCATTAACTTCTTTCTTAGCTAACTTCTTAGCTTCTTGTTTAGTATAACCTTCTTCTTGATACTCTTTAACAAAAGTCCAGAACATTCTATTTCTTTCTTTATCCCAGAGATTTGTGCTCATGTATCCACCTTACTCTTTCTATTCTCTTATCTTTAGTATAATAAGTATATTTATATTTATTATTCTTGTCAACATAAGAATATTTATTTTTAGAAAATTTAGAATACAATACCATATCACATCCCATAGTTTTCCAAACTCCTTGATGTAAGTTCCAATGTTCTTCTGGAGTTAATGAGCACTGTTCATTCGTATTAGTCATCATGTTTTATATCCTTTTCTGCCCAGCTAATACCACCAGAAAACGTGGCTTCTGGGT